GCCCTCGTATCCAGGTGGGGGGTAATACTGGGACCCCCACCTGGGTACTGACTCGGACGGGGGTCCTTTTTTTAGGGACGTAACGTATCTCAGGGACGTAACGTATCTCAGGGAGGGGGACATGGACGACGCTCCGCGGCCTTCGGGTTTGGGGACGGGGAACGCCCGGCCCTACGGGCCGGAGGCATAGGGATGTACAACATGGTACACAACTAGCCGTTATTGTTGCAGCGATGTCTATATAAGCTGGCAATTTGTGAGGTGGGCATCAGAATGCCCACGCTTGCCTACTGTGCCACGCTCAACAACTACACGGCTGATCACGTAGCTGAACTCCGGAACCCAAAAGAAATGGTCACGTATTTTGTGGCGGGCCATGAAATAGCCCCGACATCCGGAACACCGCACTTGCAGATCTATTTTCAGCTCAAGAAACAAGTGCGCTTCACTACGATCAAGAAATGGGGGCCTGCTTGGGAGCGTATGAAATTTATCGAAAGTCGAGGGACCGACGTCGATAACTATAACTATTGTGTCAAAGATGGCAACTTTTGGGAGTATGGCGAGCGCAGGGAAATGGCAGGTAAAGGGTCACGCCAAGACCTTGTCAAGCTTAAGGCTGACATTGACGGTGGCATGACTTATGATGATATTTGCGACACGCATTTTGAGGCATCTTTGAAATACAACAAATTTATTAAAGAACGGGTCCAGGCTTTGACGAAGAAGACGGAGCTTCGCTCGTTGCTCGTGGAATACGAAGGTGTTGTATGGAAGCCGTGGCAGCAGGACTTGCTCAGTTCCTTAGAGCAGGCTCCGGACAGTCGCAAGATTCAGTGGCTATGGGAGCCGACCGGCAACGTCGGCAAGAGCTTCCTCACCACCTATCTTCTGGCATCTGGACGAGCGGCTCTTCTTACGGTTGGGCGCAAAGCGGATATGGCGTATATCCTGTCGAAGGACCCGAAGCCCATCGTAATCTTCGATCTACCGAGGACGGCGGAGGAGCATATGGATGGCCTCTACAACCTTGCGGAGGACCTGAAGAACAATCGTCTGATATCGACGAAGTACGACTCGGAAACCTTGGTTTTCTCGAACAAGCATGTAGTGATTTTTGCGAACTTCCGGCCGGATATGACCAAGTGGTCGGCCGACCGTTATGATGTTAAGCACATCTCTGCGCAGCTGCAACTTGCGCTCTAAGGATCGCGATAATGGAAATTGCAGGTAGCAAGATAGTATGCTACATTGTCATTGTTTAGAGTGCCGAAGGCATCGTAACAAGTGATAATGAAATAAATGTCCTCGTCGTTGTGTGTGTTTGCTGAATCCGCTGGACCAAACTTAAGAAGCTTCTTGTAGGGAATCCACAATCGCTTAGTAAACGTAAATTCATCGTTGCCAGTTGCAGCCAAACCAGCCTGGTTAGGGCGCATATTTCCAGTTTTAATAACTTTAACGAAATCTTCGTTCATATCATCGAGTAACACGTTACTAGAGACGTTATTAAACCATTGTGCATAGTTGAATGTACTTCCTTTCGGAACCTTTACGACCCACCAGCGAAAGTTAACGTTGGGCCGATCGCCTTTCTGTCCAAATATAAGCCTCAGCTTAAAACCGGACATTACGATCCGATCACCAACGCGCTGATTGTCGCCAACGCCCTGCGACGGCATAAACGATGAACCATTAAGAGGCTGCGCTACAACAACACCATGAAACAATTCGGTCTTACCGATATTATTGTTCTTAATTTTAGGCTCAGATGTCTTAACGGCAACAGACCGAATTAATTTAACCAGTCTCTTCCGACGCATACCAGCCTTAGGGTTGCGACGAAATGAGCGAAGAGACTTGCGTGCACGGCGGTACGCCATTGTTACTGTCAGTCTACTCGGGCTACTTATATAGTGCCCTCGTATCCAGGTGGGGGGTAATACTGGGACCCCCACCTGGGTACTGACTCGGACGGGGGTCCTTTTTTTAGGGACGTAACGTATCTCAGGGACGTAACGTATCTCAGGGAGGGGGAC